TAATCCTACAAGAAAAGGATTGAGAATAAATAAGGATGAATTAAATACCCTTAACAAAGCAATAAGAAAAATATTAGGTGATGAAAATGGAAACAATAAACAGTATGAAGAAAAGAGTGAAGAACAAATTAGATGATGGAGTACACGTTTCTCCAGAAGTATATGAATTATTAACAGAAGCAAGTAATTGGTGGAGTAATGAATTAGTCAAACAGACTATTCTTAACTTTCAAAGAAGTAAAAGAAATAGAGTTAGTAAAGAAGATGTGCATGAAGCAATGTATTATGAAATGCTGCGAATGCGTATTGTATGGAGGGGTTAATTATGACCCTCGCACAATTTGCTAGAATGTGTGAATCGTTTGAGCATAGTAAACCAACAGAAAAGGCTAGAATAATATCAGAGTCATTAAGTGCGTTTACCAACCCTGCTCAAGTAATATATGTATTATCAGTTGAATATAATACCAATAACATTGGTAGTAGTAGAGCAATTGAATGGGTAGCAGAATCCATAGAGATATTCAAAGAAGAAGTAGAGATGTATGTTAATACATGGGGTGATTTAGGTGAAGCAATTTATGAACTTGATGAAGGAAATGAGAAAGATTCGGACATCACAATGACTCAATTTATTGCACTTTTGGAACGCGACTGTTCCTCTATTAACAGTACCTCTTTTACCTTAATAAAAGAAGCACTTAATAAAATGAGTGCAAGAGAAAAGAAATGGTTTGTGAGGTATTGGTTATCTAAACCTAGAAATGGTTGTAAAGGTAATGTACCCTTAGTAGCCATGTCTAATTATTTTAGTATATCATTAGCAGATATTAAGAAGTATTGTCACTATAATAAAAGACATATAGTATGTAATGATTTATCGAATGGTGTCACACCAGAATGTAAATTAACACATGGTAATTTCGTATCTCCTATGTTGGCTAAATCATATACAGGAGTGTTACCAACTCAATATTATATTGATGTAAAGTATGACGGTAATAGATACCAGATACATAAGAAAGGTGAGTCAGTTATTATCTTTAACCGTAAAGGTAAGGTTGTAACAGAACAGTTTCCAGATGTTATGAAAGAAGTATTAGATTTACAAGTAGATGATTTCATAATTGATACTGAAATCTATCCTGTTAATACAGATGGAACACCTGCTGAACATAAGGTGTTAGGTAAAAGAGTGCATTCAAAAGATAAGGCTAAAGCAGTAGAAGAATGTGCTGTTAAAATGGTAGCGTTTGATTTATTATCATGGAATGGTAGAGTATATCTAGATGATTCGCTAAGGACTAGACTATATCATTTAGGTGATTTATTACCCGATGAATATATCGCTAAGTCATTTCCTGAATGCACAATACAGTCAGCATATAACCAAGCAATATCATTAGGTTTTGAAGGAATAATGGTTAAGGATATGAATATGTCATATGAGCCTAGCAAAAGAAGTAAAGGTTGGTTAAAACATAAACCACCTAGATTTAATTATGATGTAGTGATTACATCTGGTTCTTATGGAGAAGGTAAAAGAAATAATGTATTCGGTACATTTGGTATTTCTGTTAAAGACGGTGCAGACTATGTTACTGTCGGTAAGGTAGGTACAGGATTTAGTGATGCTGATTTGCTTTGGTTGACTAACGAACTAAGAAAGAACATAGACAGATTTGATGCTAATGAATATTCTTTCTTACCTAGAGTAGTATTAGAAGTAACTTGTGATTTAGTAACAAATGATGCTAACGGAAATATAGGATTAAGATTTCCACGCTGTATTAGAGTTAGACACGATAAGTATGCTTATGACGTAGATACACTATCAAAGTTAAAAGGTGATATGTAATGATTAAACCTAATACAATGACCCTTATTGGCGATACTCCTTATAATTGTATAAAAATAGAAGATAATATGGCGTATTTGAAGAAGGTAGGTGAGGAAAGTAGGGGCAGGTTCAAGGTAATGAAGGTAGAATTAGTGCCATATGTGGATGAGAATGGATTACTTGTAATACCTAAACCAAAACCTGCTTCAAGAAAAAGGATGACTAGGTTTCATTATATGCAGGTCATTAAGGATGAGGTTGGATTACCTTTATCCCATGACCTAGCATATTTTGTAGCAGAACAGTTGGACTCTATAATTAGAGACCTAGCAGCAAAGGCACAGCAAAATGCTGAGTATAGAAATGATAGTAGAATTACATCAGCACATTGGTATAATCTACAATTAGGTATGCACCAAGGCAATGGATATTGGCCGAGTCACATAGAACACGCTAAGGACTATAAAGAATATCTAACCTACGACACATGAGAAGTCAAGTGATGTACAATGTATAATAAAACAATTGACGAAGTAATAAACGAATACGGTGGAGTAGACATAATTACATTTATGTTTTACGCAGAACCGGGGCATAAAGACCTTATAATTCTCAAAGCGGGAATTGAAGATGTCTATGATGGAGTGTATTATATTAGCATTTCAGAAATAAATGAAAAACAAGCAAAGGCATATAATGTACATAGAGGATGGAAATTAACATTCATGTTTACAGAAGATATTAAAGAAACTAATATGGCTAAGTGGTTAGAATCTGGTCTTAAAGAATTAAGAGTTAAGTATGATTTAATTGAAGTAAGGGAGATAGTTGGTAATGTTTAATTCAGACCAACTAACAGGTATTCTAATTTCATTAGCCAAACCAGAAATCCATGTATCTAGGGCTGATAACACTAACATAGGGTATAGAGTTAGAGTTAGAGTAAACATGAGAGGTGATTCATCATTTCTATTAGGGGTTCATAGAACCCTACAACAGAAAGGGATAGATGCTAAATATAAAAGTGAAGAACATAAGAGTAGACCAAGACCAATATTAACAGTAGGTGGTTTATTAAATATATGGATGTTATGTGAGTTAATACCAGATAATATACCTGACGCTAAAAATTGTTGGAAGGACTTTAAAGAAGTAGTCAATATTATGGATTCCGGTAAACACCATTCACTTGAGGGATTAGAAAGAATATTAGATATAAAAGGTGAATTGTAATGTTCGCTCACCCTAATGAAGATGACGTAAGACAATTAGAAAATGTGACGTTTGATACACTAAAATCTGGATGTAAAGAATGTGGCTACAAGCACATTGTTTTTCAGACTTGCATTAGTGTAGAACACGCATCAAAGGTATTCTTTCTTTTAGTAGAATGCCCTGAATGCAATACAGAATATAAAGATATAATGTTAATAACAAATGTAGATGATGATTATGATAGGAATGAATACGAATAGACCTATAATTATAGTAGGTAAAGAAGGAACAAATAAGAAAGAACAGGCTCTTGATATAATACCTGATGCTATCATTAGATATGCTGATGAGTATGATATTGATGAGATATTTAGTATACCTTTAGATAGAGGTATCTTAATAGAAGAAGTAAACTACAAACCAAATACTGATTTAATAGTAGATACTATTCTTAAGTATAGGGGAACAATTGTATTAACTTCTGCAAACCAAAAAGATATACCTAATAAAATATTAAAACTGTGTAAGATTAAAAGAGCAGGTAAGTCCTTACTAAGAGAACAAATTAAATTAATTGCTGCTAATTCTGATGAGCCAGAAGAATATACTAAGAATGCTTTTGAGATGATGCACTCATTCTTAAAAAATAAAGATAGAGAAGATGTTAGATTAAAATTAACTTTAAACAAAACTCCTCCTGTGCAATTGTTAACTTGGTTATCAACTAATATACACCCTGCTAAATTAGCATACCTTGATTCAAAGGTAAAATGGAAATGGTCTACTGATTATTTCTATGAGTTATTGGCTTACTCTCATAATGGTGTCTTAACTAAACCTGTTAAGATACCTAGTAAAAAAGCCTATAATCACGATGCTAGAATATGTACTAAGTTAGGTCTTAAAAGACACGAAGTATATATTCTAAATCAATTAAAACAAGACCCTTCTTTTGTTGAATACATGAAGGGCAAATTGAACCATACTCAAAAAAGAATAGCGAAGATACCGGATAAGGTTCGTACTGATAAAGTAAAAGATAAGACGGTAACATTAGATAGATGGATGTGAATTAAATGTTATGGACAGAAAAATATAGACCACAAAAATTAGAAGAAATAATAGGACAAGATGTATTTGTTCAAGATGCAAAGACATGGAAAAATGGTATGCCTAATTTACTATTATACGGTGAAGCAGGTGTAGGTAAAACAGCAGCAGCAGGTGTTGTTGCTAATTTTATATTAGGTGCAGAGAAACAAGGTAACTTCTTTGAAATCAATGCGTCTGATGATAGACGTTTAGAGGTTGTTAGAACAACGATTAAAGAAATATCATCGGCTAGAAAAATAGGTGATGTACCACATAAAGTAATTTTACTTGATGAAATGGATGGTATGACTCCAGATGCACAAAATGCCTTGAAAAGATTAATGGAAAGATATAGTGATAATGTACGTTTTATTATTACTTGTAATCATAGACATAAAATAATATATCCACTTCAATCAAGATGTGCAAACTACGGGTTTACTAGATTGACAGATACACAAATCCTCTACGGATTGCGTAGAATATTAGATAGAGAATATCCTAGTAAAGGAGATGGAATGGATTGGAAATATCCGGTGGATGAGTTAGAGTTGGAAGCCTTTATATCCTCTCTTAATGGTGATTTGCGTAGAGGGATTACCGAATTACAGGCATCTGTATCGAGCAATACCCCGTTAAATATACAAATAGAAAGAATGCTAGAACCATATGAAGAATTGATGGAACACATTCTAAATAAACAATACGAATTAGCACTCAAAAAAACACATGATATGATACATCTATCTTTAGATATGAAAACTATATGCAATGGATTACATACAGTATTAGTAACAAACACAACTAAATCATACAATATAGAAACAGCGAAGAAGTTTAAGTATCTTAGAGTAATAGGTGAAGCAGAATGGAGAAGCAGCAATATGACACCAAAGGTATTAGCCTCTTGGATGATAGGACAGATGATGTAAAATGATATTAGATTTAAATAAAGATGGTAAAATAGACCAAGAAGATTTTAAGAGAATTATATTTCGTTATGAATGGATAGTATTCTCTGGATTGATGTTGACTATAATACCAATGCTAAATGTATTAGGTTATACTAATATAGACTCAGATTTTTTCTGGGCTTTAGCAGGGTTATGTTTAACAATTGAGGGAGTAATAGAGATGTATTACGAACAAAAGCATTGGTCTACAATAAAGGAAAACGAGGAAGAAATATGAAAGAAACATACACAGAAGAAAATAGCAGACAAACTACTCTTTTAGAATACGGTTTAATTGGGGTGAACACCGTTTGACATGGGAAGAGTATTTTAAAAGATTAAAAAAATATAAAGAAAAAAAGAAAAAATGGAAGTAATAATATGGAAGAAAAAGTAAATATGGAAATAGCAAAGGCTGCACAAGTCTTGCAAATGGAAGTGTCTCAAGCAGAGGCAAAATATATGGAGATATGCGAAGCAAACAACCTTAATCCGGTTGACGATTGGGCGATTGCATTGTCTCTATTTAGACAATGGTTTAGTGGAGCATACGCATACAAAGATGCACCTAAAGAAGAAAGAACAACTAGTAATTCTCTAGTTAAAGAAGCATATGGATATTTCATATCTATTGATGCTGCTAGAGATATGGCAGGTATGCAGAATGAAAGAATTAAGAATGAATATCTAAGAGATTCAGATAACTCTTATTCTTTGGGTAAAGTTGCAGTAGCAACTGAAACACAAGAAGGTTTTGAAGTTAGTAGAATGTATAAAGGTGAAGAACAAACTAGAACAGTAGCCGAATTACCTGCTAATAATTTTGAAGTAGATGTTGGTGAATGGATTATACCACTTGATAGTATGGCACAATATTCATCTGGGCCTAATAGTAATTATGGTAAACCTTTACCAAAAGAACAATTTAGAATGTCCGGTGTATTTATTGGTATGGTTGATGGTAATGATGGGATTTATTATTTCTCCTATAAAGGTGAATCATGTAAATCATTTAACCCTCAAACATTCAAACCTGTACATATGAATGTTATACCAGATAGTAATAAGGCTGATAGAATATACGGATTTAAATCTGGTACTTTAGAAAGTCTAACTTACAACGCTGACCTTGCTGACGATGATGATAGGAAGATGTTAGAAAGCAGTATAGAAGATATACAATCTCATTTAATGGAGAAAGTACCTTCTCATTATTGTTCTCTAGTAGACTTAGACAGGCATCATGCTGAATCACAAGGTAAGGCTTATGCAGAAAGATTTGTTGTAACAGACGGTTCTGTATCAAGTGTGAACATGACACCTAATTCTTATGGTACTAGAAGAATAACTGTTACTGACCTTAATGCTGACTTTGATTATGAAGGCGGTTCTTGGGCGGGAACAACTTGTTGGATTCCTAGTAACTTAGAAATTGATTATGGTATTGGTTCTAACATTGTTCTTGTAGGGCGTACCTCACAAGGTAAGTCTCAAGATGGTGGTGCGGGAGATATTACACTTAATGTAAGCGGTGTACTATGTGTCAATAATAGAGGCGTAGTTGCAGAACCTTACGAAGCAGTAGTTGAAGAAGATTTAGATTGGTTCTAGGACTGATTTATCCTATCGGTAGTAGTGTCCGACAAAGAGGTGCAAAGCCTCAAAAAAGGAATGATTAAAATGTATGATATAGAAAATGGATATATACACGGTAAAAGTTTTATCGTGTCATTGAGAATTGTTGAGTTTGTTACTTGGCGATTAAATGAAGACACCGGAGAATATTGGGTAAAGTTACATTTACCATCCGGTAAAGAAATAAGAATAAAAGTCTCAGTCTTTGAGTTACTAGAGATAGTAGAGCATTGGGCGCAAATGGGAATAAAATTAGAATTAGGTGAAGATAATGTGGAACAATGATAATAAAGGTGATGCTACATCACAAGAGAAAATAAATAAACAACAAGAAATTGATTTTGGAAGAGAGCAAGAAGAGTGGAATAAGCAATATGCTAAAACTTTCTTGGCTAGAAAAGATAAGAAAAGTAGATTAGTTTTAGGTATTTGGGGTAAGCCTAAAACAGGTAAAACAGGATTGTCATTAGACTTTGCTGATAGACCAATATATGTGTTAGATTGGGATAGAGGTGTTGAATCAACATGGAAAGAACACCATGACTCAACCGATAGAATACACATACATTGCCCTATCTTTAGAGATAAAAGAAACGTAATAGATATTAATAAATCTGAGAAAGAATCATTAATGTTCATCAATTATGTAAGACAGAAAATTGCCGAAGGCGAAGAACCTGTTTTTGTATTCGATGGTGTTGATACTTACTTTTCATCATGTTTGTTAAAAGTTAATTCTGACCCTACTAAAGTTACTAAGGTAATGCCTTGGCAATACGGTGAAAGAAATAAAACATTTCAGTTTATGATGGAAGCAGTATATTCTTTGAATTGTGATATTATTTACATAACACATGAGAAAGAACAATACATAGATAATACCGTTGTAGGTTTCATACCTGCATGGCAAGATTGGGGCGGTAAACTAGAACAAGAAATTAGATGTTATAGTAAAGAATCTAAAGGCGAAATAAAATATTTTGCTAAGTTAATTGGTAGTAGAACTAAAGGTAATTTAGTAGGTACTATTTGGACTACAAGAGAAGGTAAACCCCCTAATGTGGTTTGGAATGGTATCTCCGAACTACGTGAGGGAGCAATATGAAGAGTAGAATTAGTATAAATAGAAAGCAATTGATAGAATCATTAGACGCAGTTAGACTGAAAGGTAAGTATAAAAGCGCACATACCGCTAAATTAAGCAGTATAAGTAATGGAGTAACCGGAGTGATAAACGATGATGGTCTCTCTATTACTTTAGGAAATGCAAGCGATACCTTAGCGGCTACTTGTTCAATACCTATAAGAGTATTAAATCCGTTAAATAGTACATCTCCAAAAATGTTTATTTTTGAAGTAGACATGGCTTTAAAATATCTTAAAACATTTAAAGAAGATATGATACATTTAGGAATAACAACTTCTAAAGTAACATTTTCTTCTGGTGGTAGACAGGCATCAGTACCTTTGTTAGTAGAACATAATGGATTACCTGCCATTACAAAAGTAATGTCTATGGTTATACCTTTAGATGGTAGCCCACCAACATTCGGTAAGACTACATTTGAAACAATAATTCATTTAGAAGGAACTGTGTTAGCACAAGCAATCAAAGATTGTAATACGGTAGGAAATGCTACATACAAAATAGATTTCAGAAGTGCTAATTTCCCAGAACCTCCTAAACTAACATTGTCGTCTGTAAACTTCCAACAAACAGAAGAATATATTACAGAGATAGAGTTTATTTCTGCTAGTGGTGAAGATGCAACATTAGAGTTTTCTGCACCATTAGATAAGTTTACTGATGGACAAATGACTTTGTATTTGAAAGACGATTGCCCCATACTACTATGTGGGGTAAATAGAAAATTAATAGTAGCACCTTATATTAGAGGATGATTAAATGATAATTAACACAATAGATGAACAGAATAAAATCTCACTTAGATGGAGAGATAATAATAATAATAGAATAGAAAAGGATGTAATGTTTGATGATTTCAAACCTTACTTCTATATTTATAATAGTGATGAAGAAGTAACATCAATGAGAGTAAGTGATTACAGAAATAGAAACAATAGTTTCAATGTATCGCTTTCTTACACTCAAGATGGTGCAGTAGCACTAGATGGTAGATTGTTAAAGAAAGTTACATGGAGTCCATCATTACCTGCTTATGCTAAAGACATTAGAAATAATTGGGAAAATACATTTGAAGCAGATGTGCCATATCATTACAGATATGCAGTTGATGAATTAAATTATTTAACAGAGTATAAACTTAGGAAAATCTATTGGGATTTAGAATGGCAACAAGGTGGCACACACGATGCAGCAATAACTTGTATTTCTTACTATGATAATTATCAAGGTATCTATAATGTATTATGGTGGACTCCATTAGAGGCAGTACGTGATGTTAAAGGACACACTAAACCTTTTGAAAATGAACATGATATGTTAGAATCTTTTGTGAGGATTATTGAATCACATGACCCAGATATGTTAATTGCATGGTTTGGTTCTAAGTTCGATTTACCTAAACTTATTGAACGTCTTAATGTAAATGATATTGACCCTAGAAGATTATCTCCTAATGGTATAGTCAAGGGAGTTTATTTTGATGATAGAAGTAGTAGTATTAAATTATCTAAAGCAGTATCAAACTATTCTCCAACAGGTCAACCTGTTAAGGGTAGATTAATTCTTAATTTAGATTTAGCATTTGAAAGACAATGGAATGATTCACAAAAAGGAACACTACCTTCAATGGCATTAGATTATATTTCTGAAACAGTATTGGGTGAAAAGAAATTAGTTAGTGAAAGATTTCCTGATAAGAATGATTTCTTTTCAAAGGGTTGGTTACTTGATACTCAAAACTATTTAGATTATGCTAGAAAGGATGTAGAGTTAATAGTAAAAATAGATGAACAGAATTATACTTCTGAATCAATTTTAGCATTACAAAGATTATTGATTGCACCTTTCGATGGTTGCTTCTATGCTAGTAATATGGGTGGAATGTATTTCATGCGTAATGCTACATGGAAAGCCCCAACGGGAGACAAGCATAGTGATAGAGTAGATTATGAAGGTGCTATGATATATGACCCACTAATAGAAAAAACACATGGTTTACATTTAGGTGTAGCAGCATTTGACTTTGCACAATTGTACCCTTCGATGATGATAGCAAGAAATATTTCTTGGGAAACGAAAAGTGTAGAGCCAACAGATTTCGCTGTTAACATATTAACACCTAGAGATTTTAGCGAGGTAACTAGAAAGGATGTAAGATACTTCAAAACAGATACTCTAGGTTTATTACCTAAAGCAGTTTTAGAACTTAAAGCGTTGAGAGATGATTATAAGAAGAAGATGAGGACATCAAAAACTAAAGAAGAACAGGCTAAGTGGAACAGTAACCAATTAGCAGTAAAGCGACTCATGGCATCTTTCTACGGCATTACCGCGTATCAAGGATTTGGTTGGGCTGATGTGGATATAGCGGCTGCTATAACTGCTAGTGCTAGAGAAGCAATTAGAGAAGTAGCGTTTAAAGTGAGGGAATTAGAATAGGTGATATTTATGGCAGGTCATAATAAAAATATATATCGTATATTAGCAATACATGAGTTTGCTGATACCTTGAAAGAAGGCGAACAGTTTCATATTAAAGAATGTGTTAATTTTCTTAACACTAGAAAAGCAACAGGAACAAACAGACCTCACAAACAAACGCAAACTGATAGTAGACAACTACCAATGTTATTAAGATATACAGGTATGTTTACAAGTCTTGGCTATGGAGAATGGGTATTTGACGGTGTGCCAATTAGTAGGGGGAATAAACAATGAAAGAGAGTATAACATATAAGATATTATATTTTATCGGATATGTATCAACTAAAATAAAGGAGTGGAAGAAATGAATATAAAGAAGTGGAGAGAAGATTTTCATTATGATATAGGCCATTCTGGATATATGGTATGGAGAGAACAATATATACCTGTTACCGTTGTTGGTAAAACGCATTATGAAAATGGTGCTAGAAAAGGTTCTGTTGTTGTAACTAAATGGAATCAAAAGAAGAAAGTAATTAAGTTATTTACTAAGAAAGAAGTAAAGGAGTTTTCAATATGAAAGTAGTATACGGCCATACAGATTCTATCTATGTTAAAATGCCTATGGAAAGAGCAGAAGAAACTTTAGCATTATTAAATAATCATGTTAGAGGGAAGTTTCCTAATCTTCTAGGTTTAGAAACACATCCTGTTAATTTAGAGTTTGAAAAATACTATCATTCATTAGGTGTAGGTACTACTAAGAATAGAAATGCAGGGCTTATCTCTTGGAAAGATGGTAAGCAGTTATCAGAACTTGAGTTTGTTATGACAGGATTTACTGCTAAGAGATTAAGTATAACAAAATTAGCAAGAGAAACTCAGATGAGTGTTCTCAAAATGTGGGTTGGTGAATATACTGAACAACAAATAACTTCTATGTTAAAAGAAGCATATAATCTGGTTCTTAATGGTGGTATAGATAGAGACTATATATCTAATAGAAGTAGATATAGAAGTGAAAGATTAACATATAAATGTAAACATTGTGATAAGAAATATTTATTGGAAGAAGCGTGTAAGTTACACAGCGAAGGTTATTGTTCTAAGTGTGGAAAAGATATAGATTTAGTTACATTAGAAGGAAAGAAGCCTAGTATTGGTTCTGGTATAGAAGGAGTTATTTGGAATAACCAAACACAACAAAACGAAATAGACGATTCATATGTATCTATTAGAGTGGCAGATGACTTGAAAAGACCCACATATATTAATCCGGTAACGGGTGTGAGAAAGAGACCTACATATATTTCTGCAAACACTAAAGAAGAATTGTTGAAATATACTCCAGATTGGGCGCATTATGCGGAGTCAATTTTAAAGAAGGCAGAACCAATATACAAAGCAATGGGGTGGAATCTTGACCCAATTAAACGAGATAATAATCAAAAGTCATTAGACGATTGGTGGTGAGAAATTGAAGAAAAGAATAATTATAACAACATATAAAACATATAAAGGAATGCTAAACATATATGATAGAACGTCACTTATGATTAGTGCATATTTGAATAGGAGAAATATAAAATGAGAATACAAGAAGCAGAAGGGTTCGATAAGAACTTTACATATCAATGGGATGTAGAGGATGATGTAACTATATTGAAGATAACTAAATCTTCTTTTGGTTCATTCCAATGGTGTCCTAAGAAATACGAGTTTAGTTACATAGACAGACTACCTCAAGATACATCCGAGGCTATGATTAAAGGTTCGGTAGTACATAATAGTAGGGAGGAGTTCTTTGATGTATTCGATATTAAGAAAGCAGAAACATTATCTAATGAAGAATTGATTACATATAATATGGGCTTACATCCTATTGATGACTATACTGATTTATACAGAAACATATCAGTATTTGAAGCAGATAGATTTACTAAAGCAAAGGAAGCAGGTAAAATAGAAAGTTATTTACCTGTTGTGAATGAAGTAATGTTAGATGCAGAATTGTTTATTCCACATGATATTAATCCTAAAGTTATATTAGAGAGAGATTATACCGTACATTTACAAGGTATAATAGATAGAATGTTTTTAGACGATGGACAATACGTTCCTATTGAATTAAAGACAGGTTTGTGGAAAGATTACAAGAGGACAATGATGAGAAAAGAAATGGCTTTCTATAAATTACTTGTTGATAATGCACCGGATGAAGCATTAGAGAAAGCAGGTCTTAGTAGAGATATAGACATAACACATTGGGGTTGGTATTACCCTGCATCTAATTATGTAGAAACTGAGCCTGTTAAGAAAACAAGTATCAAAGCAGTAATTAGAGGCATAACACAATTGATTAAAGCCTATGAAGATAAGAATGCAGGTGGTGGTGATTTCCCTACTAAGTATTATTTCAAGACTTGTCAACATTGTAGTTTCATGCCTCTATGTGATGCAGCACAATCGGATTGGTGATTAAATGACAGATAAAATAAAAGAAATAGTTAAAGAAAAATTAAGTAAAAAACAATGGACTTTTGATGAGATAAGTAACATAGCAGATGTAGTTGAAGAATTATCTGATACTTGTTATGATACACTAAAGGCTAAAGGAAAAGTAGACTTATTATGGGATGTAGAGATAGAAGATAACCTATCATTCGGTCAATTTTTCCAAGCATTAGTAAAGAAAACATTGAAATCAGAAATAGCAGTAATAGTAAAAGACGAATTAAAAGAAGCAGTAATACAATTTAAGGTGAATAAAAATGAAGTTTCCAAGACAAGTCTGGGCGGGCAGTCATTACAAAAACGCTCCTCAGATGAAAAGAAATAAAATGAATAGTAAAGAAGAGTTTGTTGATTGGGTTAATTTATTCAATGGCAAAATGAATTGTTATACGTCAGTATATGATTTTGAAAAGTATGCAGAAGATGATTCAGTAGATTCATCAGTAATATTAGATAGAGCATTCTTAGATTTTGATGCACACGGAGAACCATTAGAAAACGCTTACAAGGATGTATGTAATATAGCAAATATATTATTATCAGATGAAACGTATTTTAATATGTATTTTAGTGGGAAAGGTTTTCATATAATAGTGTACGGTGAGAGAGTATATGATATTAGAAGCATTCAAGCATATTTTACCGAATTGGTTCATGGTGCTAATACCCTTGATAGAAGTGGTGTTCAAGTTAAAAGACTACGCAGAATACCCAATACAGTTAATCTCAGCAGTAGTGGGCCATATTTCTGTATTCCTATATCATTTGAAGATTTAGCAGAAGGTTTAGATTACATTCTAAATAAAGCATTAACAGGTAATCATCAATCAATTAGATATGGTAGTAAATTAAAAGTGTGGCCTAAAGTTGCACCTATGAATATGGTAGACATAGAAGTTAATGCACCAAAACCGCCCGGAGAATTACCTATACTTCCCTGTTTATATAATGCAATTATGGTTGAAAACCCTAGCCATCATGCTAGAGTTTATCTAACTTTATGGTATAGAGATATACTTACAATGAGAGAAAGAAATATTCCATATGAAAGACAGCGTGAAGTAGTTGAGATAATAATGTCTGAGTTTAAAGCAATCTCTTCAAGAGAAGAAGTTTGGTTAGATTGGAATGAAGCAATTACTAGAAAGCACGTTTGGTTTGCAGTTAATGGTGGTTATCATGCACCTAGTTGTAAAGAAAAATTAATTCCTCAAGGTCTTTGTGTTGGTAGATGTTGGAGGTATTGTGAATGAGTTGTGAACCATTAAAACATGATTGGGAAGTAATAGAAGTATCTAGTGATAATCCATATCATAGTAGACCGAATGAAAAAACAATTATAAAGTTTAGATGTAGAAAATGTCTTGCATCAATTACAGGAGAGATAGAAAAATGAATAAGATAATAATAGATAGTAGAGAGAAGTCAAACTTGACTGAGTATGTTATATCAGAGGCTAGTTTAATAAATATATTAACTGAAAAACAATGGTTAGAGATAGGAGATTATGTATGTCAAGATGTATGTTTCGAAGCAAAATCCACTATTGATTTTCTACAATCTGTAATAAATAAAAGACTTTGGAATCAAGTAGATAATATGGATAGACACTATGAATATAGTATAGTAATAATTCATGGTTCTTTGTTTGAAGCAATGTCTTATCCTAAGTATGTGAATATGAAAATATCAGAACAGTTTCTAAAAAACAAGTTTTACGGTGCAATAGGTAGACTAACATTAGATACAGACTGCAAAGTATTTTGGGTAGAAAGCCCAAAGAAGGCGGCAAAATTAATTACAACTATATGTAAAATGCGGCCAATAGAAAGAAAAGTAATTCAGCCATCATTGCTTAAAAGAATAACAACAGATGATTTACGATTAGATATGCTATGTACCATTAAAGGAGTTAGTAAATCTAAGGCTGAGAAAATAATTAAAAGATATGGTTCTATAATGGAACTCGGAGAAGCGAGTGAAACAGAACTATGCACCATAGATGGAATTGGTGCAACATTAGCAAAAAGAATAATAGACACATTGAATAGTGAAAATAGAGTGATAGTATGAATTGGATAGAAAAAGATTATAATGAATATGAAGATGAAATGTTTTACAGTTTTGTAGAACAGAATGAAATAGTAGAAAGCGACAAATTGACCTTACCTAGAATAGTAGAGAAGTGGACTCAAGATGCGATAGAGGCATCTAACTTTAATGAAGTACCTGCTTCCATTGCGTTCTTTTCAGTATTAGGTCAATTGTGTAAAGATATGATAGCAATACCAAGTAACCTAAATGTTGATGATACCCGCATTCAGTTTCTTTGGATGCAAACATCAGGAACAGGTAAGTCAACTTTAACGAATTGGTTTCTACCTGTATTGAAATTAACATGGGAAACAATTAACGAAAAGCATGGAACTGAGTTTAGTCTGTTTGATATAACAGATTATACAGATGCAGCATTAATAGGTTCTTATGAAAAGAGAAGAGAACAAGTAGAAGATGATGAAGGCAGAACAAGAACTGTTGAAGTAGATGTAAAAATAGACGGACAGTTAGAAGGAGAAGGAATGGCAATTTGGGATGAGTTTGAGTATTCTGGTATATTTAAACAGACTCAACATAAAGAGAATGCTGTTGTATACCTTAATACTTTTATGAATACCTTATGGGGAGAAACATGGGAGATAAAGAAGAAACTTAAAGGTGGAGAAGTTTTAGTATGTAGATGTAAAAGGTCTGTGTATGCTACTACTTACATACCAAAAACACTTACTTCTGTAATTACAGAAAAAGGTGTTCTTCAAAGAATCTTAATATTTATTTATGAAGTACCTCAAGAACAACAGAAACAAATGAGAAGGCAATTAATTAAAGATTGGGGAACAGTAGGTAATAGACAATACGCTAGTATTGCATATGCTAAAAACTTCTTAACTCTATATGAAACCTTGAAAGAAAGATTCGATGAAGTAGAACAAAATCCAATGCAGGTTATGAGATTTAGTAAGGCTGCTAACGATGCACTAGAAAGAGAATGTGTTGTTATGGAAAAATATATTGAGAACAGTAGAGCCGAAGTGTTTGAATCAGTCGAAACATTCGTAAACAGAATGCTAAAACATATTCAGAAAATGGCTATCTTGTGTTCAGTAGCAGAAGCACCAAGCATTACGGATAAGAGTAAAAGATTTGTAGTAACACAAAATAATGTAATTCAAGCATCTTCTATAATTAGGAAGTGCTATAAGTCTCTCGTATCTTGGCTTGATGAGAGCCTACGAATAGAGAGGAAAGGACTTGAATCAAAAGCAAATATTGCAGTATTTAAGAAAGTATATCGTGAAACAGACAGTAAAGACGGTTGGGTAAACAAAAGCGTTTTATTGAGAAAGGTACGGCAAGAAACAGGAAGAGGACAGTCAACTATCTATAAGTGGTGGGCGAAAATTGAAGAATACTTTAATGAACAAACAATAAACAGAACAGTATATATTAAACTAAAGGAGGACAATAAATGAATAAATGGGAACATAAGTTTCTAGTATTTGATGCGGTAAATGGGCCAAAATCAGTAATAGATAACTTGAATACAGACGGACAAGAAGGTTGGGAATTAGCAACTATTATCTCTATCGGAGATGGTAGTCATATGATTGCATTTTTAAAGAGAGCATTAGAGATTAAAATGCCAGACCCAACAGAAAGCAAGAAAGCAGACATAGCAAGACTATGGGGCGGGGGTGACAATTAATGTGGCCTTTTAGAAAGAAATCTCTTTTAGAGAAAAGATTTGGTGGTAAAAGACCTAGAAGTAGAAAGGGGCATGATGAAACATGAATGATGTATTAGCCATAGATATAGAAACTAAGAATTATTCTTACGATATTGGGGGTTGGGGTAATACTCATATGTTTAAAGTATCAACTATTTGTACATGGGATGGAGATTCTGGCACAATTTATATTGATAAAGCAGTAGATGACTTAAAGAAATCTAATGTTCAAATTAAGCCTATCTCTCAATTAAAGTTTGATTTAGACGACCACTTAGAAAAGGGTGGAATATTGTTAGGTCATAATATAGTAGGTTTTGATTTACCCGTACTTAGAGATGCTTTAGATATTTATTGTATTACTAAATATTTAAACAAAAAAGCATATATAGATACAAGTGCTGATATATCAAAATCCGCAGGTGAAAGATATAGTCTTGAAAACTTATCAGTCCATACTTTAGGTGCTAGTAAACTAATGAATAGTGCCGATGCACCTAAAATGTGGAAAGCAGAAAAATATTCAGAAGTAGCAGAATATTGTTTGAAAGATTGTGAATTGGTTTATAACCTCTGGAAGTATGGGATAGACAACTCAGTAGTGAAGGGATTCAATGTTACTGCTGAGGAAATGCAAGAAATAGAGGTGAATTGGTAAATGAACACAATAGAAGGAATACTTTGGTTTATATTTATAATAACAGTATGTCTGTTATTTTTCGCTGCTTTTAGTAGTGATAGGGTATCTAACCAAACCATAGAAGAATATATGGATAATTTAATGGCTGACGAAAACCCTGATTGGGGTAAGAATCGTGGCACTTAGAGAAGTCTGTAAACAATGTGGAATTGAAACTATACCTAGAAGAATACTAGGTTTTTATGTTGGTTCTCCGCAGAAGGTTAAGATTTGGGAATGTAGAGAGTGTAACTCTTTATGGTCTGAAAAGGTCTTACCTTTAGCGGAGGCCAACTAATTTTTTTATGCCAAAATTGAAATCGGCAAAATCTAGCCTCAAAAATCGCTTATTTTTGCGAGGTTTATATGTCCTCAGTTTCCAGATGGATGTTGTTTAACACAACTTTTATTTCCATTCTTTAAATGATTCAGTCATAAATGCTTGCCACATTTTACAAGCACCATTATGGTGTGTTCTATCTTTCATTGAATAAACCTCCTTTCATTTTTTAATACATAAAAGAGGTGACAAACCTGCATACTAATAATAACAAAAAATGTATTAACGTAATACATAGACAATTCTATATCATACGGTTGAGATAGTATATGTTCTAATGTTGCCATGCCACTTTCACTCTAGTGTAGTTCTCACACTAGGTAGTTAATTTACATTGTGTTTTTTTCAGCAATCTACACCGTCAGTAAAACCATCTTTAGTTTTCAAATCTATGTAACATTGTTTAATTATGTTGTGTTGAGTTTTAGTAGCAGATTCATTCATCATAAACTTACCATTGAAACCACCAACAGGAATTGCACCATCAGCATATGCTTCTGCATTCGCGTATATTTTTCCATTGTATTCAACAGGAAATATTTTATTTCCTTCACTATCTATTTCTTTGTAACATCTAGTATCAAATATTACACATATTGCATCCCTGCATAATATTCCAAAGTTTGTATTATAGTCAATTTCTAAAGCCATCTTAATTCATCCATGTCGGTTTTGTTGGTATGTTGGCATAAGCCAATTGCGGTGTTGTGTAGTCCTGTGGTAGTGTTAATAAATCTTGTCTGTATTGTTCTAATTCTGTTTTTTGTGTTTCTGTTAGATTACTATATGGAATCGCCAATTGGTAAATATCCATTTCTTTTAGTAGTCCTTGTCTTATTCCTCTTAATTCATCCCATTCCATTTAATCACCTCAGAAGTTGTAACTCACCCATAATATAACTTGTGAATTATTCAAATCTGTTGAGCCGCTTTGTCTTTTTACCATAACTATATCACCTGCGCTGAACGATAATTCTACATCTGAACCTGTTTTTACTAATGTTGCGGCAGTACCACCATTACCCGAAGCGGGTTTTGTAAACTGTGCAGGGGTAAATGTAACATCCTTTATATCACTACCACTTGAACCGTTATTCTTTCTAATTCTAATTACATTACTTGTGCTAGAACTAGCAACATCTCCTGTAAATATACAAGTCATGGCTTTTACTGTACCTGCAAATGGCATTGGATAAGAATTAGGATTAGCAGAAGAACTTTGAACTGTTGGAACTCGGAAATCAACCGCATTTGTATCTAATGCGGCTCTTTCAAAGAATAGTGGTGTTAATGCACCTAATACAACACCATCACTATTACCTTCAATCCAAGTAACACCACCATCACCGGAACTTATTGATAATTGGTCGTCTGCTGTTGCACTTGGTACATCAGCCTTTCCAATTACAACATTGTTATTTCCGGTAGTGATATTATCACCTGCTTCATGCCCAATCGCAATATTGTCATCTCCCGTAGTTACAGCGTATAGTGCCTTGTAACCAAATGCTTGATTATTATGCCCATCTGTTATTCCCCAACCTGCACTATGACCTATTGCATTATTATATGCCCCTGTTCCGGCTGTGTAAAGTGATTGTTCACCTACGCTAACATTTCTTATTCCATTATGAGCGTATTGCGACATTCTTCCTACTGCTGTATTATAAGAAGCATCACCCGAATATAGAGCCTGTGAACCTACGGCAGTATTTCTTTTAGCAGTAGTTAATGCTGTTCCTGCTTGGTGTCCTATTACTACGTTATCATCACCTTCTGTTAAAGCGTCAAGTGTGTAATTTCCTATTGCTATGTTCTGTTCTCCACCATTAACAGAAGCACCGAGAGCATCATAACCTATTGCTATGTTATCTGATTCGCCATTTGCGGCATCCATCGCTTGATAACCAATTGCTATGTTTCTTGCACCCGTTCCAAGATTATACCCTGTATCTTTTCCAATAAGTACATTTCCTGAACCCGAAGTTAAGTTATATCCGGCAGAAGAACCTATACCAACAGTATAATCTGCCGTAGTGTTAAACAATGCGTTTCTTCCAACTGCTACTACTTTTTCAGCATTCAAAGTATTACTATCAAAATAACTTCCAATAATTACTGAATACCCTTTATTGTTAGCCATTGCATGACCCGCATAAGCACCAACAGCCACACTACCGTAATTGCTGTTAGTTAATAGAGCATCTTTTCCAATAGCGGTATTATCTTGACCGCCCGTTGCCCCGCTTAATGCTTGATGACCTAATGCAGTATTTCTATCACCCGAAGTTAATGCGTCTAATGCCCCTATTCCTACACCTGTGTTATGACTTGCACTATTTAATGTTCCATGAGATTGATGACCTATTAACAAAGAGCCTGTAAAATTAGTCCCTTCTGATTTAGCATCTGATAAACCATCTAAGTCAGAAGCACCACCAACAGCAGAACCTCCTACTGTTAATGAACCTGTAATATTTACTACACCTGATGCAGATATAGTCATCCTTTCTGTTCCGGCAGTTGAGAATCCTAGTATATCTGTTCCACCTCTATACATTCCTGTATTTTCATCTACCTCAAAAGTATATGTTGGATATGCAGCACTTCCGTTAGCCGAAGAAAGTAAAGTATTGTAAGATGTTCCGGCAAAATAAGCACTTCCAAACTTTTTACTTGCTGAACCTAAAGTGTAAGTATTATTGGTATCGGGAATAATATTAGCATCTACTTCATCTCCCCAAGAATCACCACCGCTAACAGTAGTCCATGAAACAGCAGCACTAGCACCACCGGAAGTTAATACTTGACCGGAACTTCCGGCAGCAGTTCCTCCAATTAATATTTCACCACTAGAACCAAATCTAAATCTTTCAGTTCCACCTGTTGAAAATCCTAAGTTATCAGCAGCAGGGAAATACATTCCTGTGTTTGTATCTCCTGTTGTAGAAAACGCTAAGTTTGATGCACTTCCGGCAGCAGACCTAATTCTAGATGCACTTGCTATAATTCCACCTGCATATAATGCTGCACTATTTGTACCCGCTTGACCTTGTACTGCAACTCTTCCATATTGGTCTATTTCAAATCTATTATTATCGGGGTCAGTATCATCGTGAACTTCAAACGCATTTCCTGTTCCTGTTTGAACAATCTTGAATAATGTTGTATCACTAGCATCTGTTAATTTTAATTGTTCTGAACCTGCCGTATCAGTCCAAGTTAAAGATGCTATACCATCTTCTGTTCCACCATTGTTATACAATAATTCAGTATCACTACCACCAACACTACCACTAGAAGCAGCAGTTAATCTTCCTTGATTGTCAACAGTAATACTAGCGTTAGTATAAGAACCCGCAGTAACAGCAGTATTTGCTAATTGGTCTGCACCTATACCATCATCAGCAAC